GCATATTGGAATAGTACAAGTCCAACAAGTTCAGTTTTTACAGTAGGAACTGGTGATGCACTAAATCAAAATACTAAAAATTATGTAGCTTATTGTTTTGCTAATATAGAAGGTTATATTAAAGCAGGATCATACAATTCTAATACTGAAGCTTCAGATAATGCCTTCGTCTATACTGGATTCAGACCAGCATTTTTGCTAGTGAAAGCCACAGGATCAGGTCATTGGCAACTAATTGACAATAAAAGAAATGGATTTAATCCACAACCAGAATCATTAGATGCAGATAGGTCTAATGCTTCTCGTACAAATGCAACAGATTTTGCAGACCTGTTAGCTAATGGTTTTAAGATACGCACAGATAATCAAGTTTTGGGAGAGGCAGCTCAAAACCCTTATGTGTACTTAGCAATAGCTGAAAACCCGTTTGCTTTTGCTACAGCTCGGTGATTAATTAATAAAGGAGAAAACAATGTGGGCTAAACTAAATGATGCAGAAGATACCATAGAGGAGTTGATTCAACATCCAAAGACTATGGTTATTGGTGGCATAACATACCCAAGACAGATGTTTCAATGGAGTACAAGTGAATTAAAAGCAGTAGGTATAGTACCAGTTACAACAAGTGGTACATCTCTTAATAGTGCTTATTACATAGAAGTAGATGAAGCATTTGCTATAGCAAGTGATAAGAATAGTGTTGTTAGAACTATTGGAGTTAAAGCCGCTGACAGAAAACTTACTGATACTAATGAAGTAGATGAAGATGGTGATCCTCTTTTAGATGATGATGGTGTGCAAGTTGTTACATTAGGATTAAAATCTAATGCTAAAAACAAAGCAACTACACAAGCTAATGGGTATTTACAAGGTTTTGACTGGTTAATACAACGTAAAGTTACTGCTGATACAGCTATACCTTCAGCCGTAGTTACTTACATGGCGGCAATTCGCAAAGATTGTAATGACATTCAAAGCGCCTTAGATGGAGCTTCAGACCTAGATGCGTTTATTGCATTGCACAATGACACTTATAAAACTGTAGATGACGAACAAGTTGTAGATGTTGTGGCCCGTGTCAACAGATGGACAGACGATAGCGGAGTTAAAGCATACAGACGATGAAACAACTATCATACTTTTTGCTAACCGCTGTCATGGCGGTTTTTTTATGTGTAAATGCTTGGGCGCAAAGTAATACTTCGTCTACCGTTGCCTCAACTGTAACAGTAGATAAAGCCCCTGCTATGGCAAGTTCTGGCCCAAACATTATGGTCAATCAATCTGATTCTTGTATGGTGAGTTATGGTGCTGGTGGAATATCCACAAGTCTCTTTGGTTTAGCTGCTGGTGGTGTAAAAATTGATGAAGCATGTTCTGTAAGAAAATCAGTTAAACTATTGTTTTCACTAGGTTTAAAGGTCGCAAGTGTNAGCCTTTTGTGTCATAGCAGTAGAGATGTGTTTATGGCGATGTATCGAGCTGGCTCGTATTGTCCAGCTAACACAGGAGAGAAAGCAGTTATTGGCATTGCTGCAAAAGAATATTGGGATAACCACCCAGAAGAAATACCAGGATATGTTAAACCTGTAGAGGAAATTTCAGATGAAGAACTTACTGGTATTGGTATTGGTGGTTTGCTGTTCTTGCTTTTACTCCTTTGATTCATTTGGACAGATGCAAGATGAAGGCAGTACTACAGAAACAACAGTAGAAACAGAAGATCTTGGTGAAGGTCATATAGATACGTACACAGAAGTAACAACTACAATAGAACATGCTACAACGGGTAATATATTAGATATTACTAATGATGTTGTAGGTGCTAACAAGGCTGGAACGCTAGAAATTGACTGGGGAGGCGCTGGCCCCATAAGCGGAATGGTTGATTGCACAGAGTTTTTTGGAGAAGATACCGGGAAGTGTGGGCTATCAAACGGAAGTCAACTAACTACATTCCAACAGTACATTGACCTACCTTTTACAATAGACGATGGCGGACAGATTGCCTGGGGATTAGATTTTCATTTTAAACAGAACAACACGACAGGATATTTTGAAACTAAAGGATATAATAACGGTGTTGAGCAATGGGTTACAAACCAGATTGCATTAGAAGATACAGGAGCGCCAGCCTATTATAGTGGTACACATGATTTTGCAGGAGGTTTAGATCGTGTCTTTATTTCTGTAGGTGGATACAATCAGTATTACGTAGACAATGTAAGTTACACGATTAATTACAATCAGATATCTACAATTACTAATACGTGGATGGAGGTAGTTCAACCTCTTATAGAATACAATAGTATTATGAGTGAAGAAGAATTTCAATCTTTGCCTGTTGAGCAACAAGAACAATTAGATATTGAGATGCAGCAGTTTGATGTTGTTACAACAATTAATGTTCCTGATGCTTATGAACCAGAGATTATTCAAGTAGATATACAAATTCCAGAAATAGCTGCACCAGAAGCGCTAGTAGAAATTATGGAAACAGTTGATACCTATGTATCAGAAATTGATAATATTACTGTTGATACTCCTGTTGAAATAGAAATAGAAACAACACCAGTAAATGTAGAATCTGTAGCCGTCATAGAAGAGCCTATAGAAACAGTAATAGAAATTAATGAACCATCTACCACGGAAGAAGTTAAAGTTGTTGAGGAGCCTTCTACGGAGGCAGAACCAGAGCCTAAAGTTGTTGAGGCTAAACCAGAACCAGAGCCAGAACCTGAAATAGCAGAAGCTAAACCAGAGCCTGAACCTGAACCTGAAACTAAGGAGGTTGTTAAAGATGAAGAAATATCCGAAAAGCCCAAGCCCAAAACCGTTAAAAGCAAAGAAGAAGAAAAGCCCAAGCAAACCGAAACCGCAGAAAAGAAAGTATTAAAATCTGTTGAAGAAAGAAAGCAAGCAAAAGCAGAAAAAATTATTTCTAATTTAAAGGGAGATAACTTTGATGTCGTTAATCAAACTGCAACTCTTGCTATTATAAATGCTTTAGGAAGCAACATAGATAATTATCAGAACCAAACTTTTGAAGATGCTGTTGCTTGGTATGAAGAAAAACAAATTTACACAGACTTATATATTACAGATCCATTAGGCCAATACATAGGTCTCATAGATGGAGTGGTAATGGAACGTATGATCGAGGCACAATATGAGTGAGTTACATTTTGCAGGAATTACTTTTAAAGGAGGAAAACTCCTAGGTATAATAGTTGCTTTAAGTACGCTGATTAGCGGTAGTTATGGCGTATTTATTGTGTACAAAGATTATATGGACATGAAAGAAATTATGCTAAACTATACGGCTCCAGATTTATCTTCAATACAAGAACAAATATCAGTAACTGATGAACGTATTAACAGTTTAGAAAGCATAGTTAAAACACAATTAGAAGCTATTACTATAGAAGTAGGAGCTTTAAAAGATGTAGCTGGTACAGCGTTAGATGATGCCAGATCTATTAAATCAGAGATAAGAGAGGATCTACATACCGTCCTTGATGAAATTGCTGTGTCTGATAAAAGAGTAAGAGAAGTTAGCCAAGAGCTAAGACTAAGTATTAGAAATTCCGAGAACACTATTAGAAATATCATAGCTAATAATGCTACTCGAATATCAAATTTGGTTGACGCAAGTAGCACAAGATTTGCTGCAGCACGCACCCAGATAGAGAGCGACTTTGTTCGCAAAAGCGAAGCCATAGACACAAAGCTACTTGAGATGGAATCTCGCATTAACAAAACATTAGAGCGCTATTTCAAGAACCCGCTTTTAAAGGAATAAAAAATGGCAAGACCTAAGAGTATAAATACTGTAAGTGCAGAACTATTAGAATTATCAACACGATTTAAGTCGCATGAATATCTTTGCGAACAATCGCATATTGAAGTGAAGTTTCAATTAAGAAGATTGGAATGGATCGTAATAGGTACAAGCGGAAGTATTATTGCAGGGTTGTGTGCCATTGTTTATGGACTTGTAATTTAATAATGGGAGAAAAAATATGGATATGATTGTTGGATTTTTTAATTCTGGGCCTGGTTGGATAGCAGCCGTAACGGGTATAGTTACAGCTTGCACAGCAGTTACAGCATTAACACCCACACAAAGCGATGATAAAATTATTAATTTTGTTTTAAAAATACTTAATCTTTTATCAGGAAACATAGGTAAAAATCGTAATAAAGACGATCAGTAATGGGCTGGTTGTCAGCATTAGGAGGCATAGCCAAACTAGCAAGTAAGCTGTTTGGCTTTATGCTTATGCGTAAAGCAGTACAAGCAGACGTAATGAAGGATCAATTAGATGACTTACATCTTAAAAACGAAGTTACTAAGCAGATTAATGCTACTAGCGTTGTTAATAAACGTAAGCGGCTGTCTAAGTATGTCAAGCGGAAATAAAGGTTACTGCTTAATAGCATCGCCTATTAATCCTACTGAATCAGATATAGAAGTTATTTCTGATGATTTGGTTGATGACTTGTTAGTACATAATGAAATTTATGATCGGCTATGCGAATGACTTATGAATATAAATGTGAACTTATTAGAGTAGTGGATGGAGATACAATTAAAATATCTGTGTCATTAGGTTTTTCTGTTTGGTTGCGAAATGAAACATTACGTCTTAATGGTATAGATACCTGTGAGTCTAGAATAAATCTAAAAAGATTTCCTGAAAGAACCTCTGAAAAAGAAAGAGGTTTAGCAGCTAAAGCCCGTCTTAAAGAATTGCTTCCTAAACAATTTATTGTAAGAACTATGAAAAAATCCACGGGAAAATTTGGGAGAATATTAGCTGTGCCTATAGTTGATGGTGTAGATATATGCCAACAGCTCATAGATGAAGGACACGCTCGCCCCTACTTTGGTGGCACTAAAGAACCCTGGGTATAACAATGATGGGTAAAGTTATTGTAGAAGTATTAAAAGGAGAAAAAAATATGTCAGAATCTTTTGGTCAATGGTTGAGTAGAATATTTGTCGGCAAGCCAAACAAAGAGCTATCAGAAATGACTAAGCTTGAGCTAGAAGCTAAAGGCCGGGAAGTAGGCATAGAGTTAGACCGCAGGTTAATGAAACATAAATTAGTTAAACAGCTTGAAAAGAAGTTAGGACGAACACATGCTTGAAGAACTAGCTGACATGCTTACAGCAGACGAAGGTTTGCGCCTAAAGGTTTATGACGATCATAATGGTGAGCCTATTAAAAAAGGAACTAAGGTAGAAAAATATCCAACAATAGGCGTGGGTCGTGAATTAAGTATGTTTGGTATAACAGAAGATGAAGCTCGGTACTTATTAATCAATGATATTAATAGAGTATTAAAAGAAGCGCAAGCATTTGAATGGTGGAATTATTTAAACGAAGCTAGAAAGATATGTGTTGCTAATATGTTATTTAATCTTGGCTTAACACGTTTCAATAAGTTTAAGAATTTTAAAGCACGATTAAAAGAAAGCAACTGGCCTAAAGCTGCTGAT